TTCCTAATGCCATTTAAGAAACTAACTCCTGCTAGGGCAATGGCACAACATATCAGCCACGGCGGCGCTATGGGTGACGAGCTAGGTCAAAGTATAACCTCCATGGTAAAAGAAATGGCAGACCTAAGTGTGTTTGTACGTAGTATGCGTAACCGTACATTTGAAGATGCTGAAACCACAGGCATGGTAGAAGCCAGCACTGAACGCTACTACGAGCTAAACCAACGTCTACACCATATGCGTGGCCCACGTGGATATCAGCAGTTTGCCGAGAACTTCAAACCCGATACAACTATTCTAGAAGACGAGTACGATGTTGACTCACTGAGAGAGCGTTTTGTTAAGAAGATATTTGACGATCGTCTAAGCGAAGCACTACCGCATGTCTATCGTGCTTACAGGAACAAACAAATGGCCCTAGAAAATAACTATATGGCTGAGTTCGAAAATTGGACTCGACAGCTAGCCGAAGGTACTTGGGCCACACCAGACCAAGACAAAGAACAAGAAGAACTACGCAAGCTGATGGAAAAGCCATTGCGTGCCGGTATAAACGGTGAAGATGCTAGCAATGCACTTTACAATATTATTGGTTCGGATAGTTTGTTTGATGAGATCTATGAAGCTAGTAAGAGCAACGAAGGTCCAGACACTGACGTTCGTCCATTGGTTGTAGAATGGCTACGTACACATGGTTATACTGATCTTTCCGAAGAGTTCAAACAGCAACTCGAACAGGAAATGCAACCCCCAGACCAAACGCAACCAAATCCTGCACAGCTAACTCCACAGGCCAACCAGCCTGCGCCCACAATCACCCCACCGGCGCCACAACAGCCAACTGGTGTAATGCCAGCACAGGAAAGTGTGGACCGTTTGAAACGGTTAGCCGGGCTAAAATAAATCCTCCAAAGGCAGAAAAAATCTGCCTTTTTATTTGACTTGTATAAATACATTATCATATACTTGCATGGTGCAGTATGTGATTAGGCACATAAAGACCATCTTAATTTTATAAAGGAAATACATCATGGCAACATTAGCAGAAATTCGCGCACGTTTACAAGCAAGTGAAAACAGAGCCAGCAACGCTGGTGGCGCAGGCGGAGACAACGCCATTTACCCACACTGGAACATCGCTGAAGGTACCAGTGCCAAAGTCAGATTCCTACCTGACGCAGACACCAAAAACACATTCTTCTGGGTTGAACGAGCAATGATCAAGTTGCCATTTGCTGGCATCAAAGGTCAAGCTGACAGCAAGCCTGTTGTGGTTCAAGTCCCTTGCGTGGAAATGTACAACGACGGTTCTGCTTGCCCAATCCTAGCAGAAGTTCGTACTTGGTTTAAGGATCCTAAACTTGAGGACATGGGCCGTAAGTACTGGAAAAAGAAAAGCTATCTGTTCCAAGGATTTGTACACGAGAATCCACTCAGCGACGACAAGACTCCTGAGAATCCTATTCGTCGTTTCATCATCAGTCCCCAGATCTTTAACTTGATCAAGGCTGCACTGATGGACCCAGAGTTGGAAAACCTTCCCACAGACTACGCCGCTGGTTTGGACTTTACCATTACCAAAACCAGCAAAGGTGGTTATGCTGACTACAACACCAGCAAGTGGGCACGTAAAGAAACTGCTCTAACTGCTGACGAAGCAGAAGCCATTGAGAAGTTTGGTCTTTACAACCTGAACGACTTCTTGCCCAAGAAGCCAGGTGATGTTGAGTTGAAAGTTATCAAGGAAATGTTTGAAGCCAGCGTAGATGGCGAACCTTACGATCCAGATCGTTGGGCCGCTTACTACAAGCCAGCTGGATTCCAAGGCCCTGAGCGTGCCGCTCCTGCGCCTACTGCCAGTGCTCCTGTCGCTAGCGATGACGCCGATGACGAACCTGCTCAAGCACAACCAGCACGAGCCCAAGTCGTAGACCACGACGATGAGCCAGCTGAGGCTTCTGCTCCGGTACAGGCCAAACCTTCTAGCCAACGTGCTGAAGATATCTTGGCAATGATTCGCAATCGTCAGAAGTAATCGAGATAAGCCAAGTACGAAGAAATATGTCGGCAGAAAGATAAACTGCGCGGACCCGTACTTGGCTTTCTATTTCAATAAGGATAACAAGTATGGCAAAACCATTCGATGTCTCAAAATTTCGTAAGACAATTACTAAAAGTATTGATGGGCTCTCCATCGGCTTTAGAGATCCAGACACCTGGATCTCCACAAACAGCTACGCTCTTAACTACCTTATCAGTGGGGATTTTAACCGAGGTATACCGCTCGGTAAGGTCACTGTATTTGCTGGTGAATCTGGTGCGGGCAAATCCTTTATCTGCTCGGGAAATCTTGTCAAGAACGCTCAACAGCAGGGTATTTACGTTATTCTCGTGGATACTGAGAACGCTCTTGACGAAGCTTGGCTACACGCACTCGGTGTGGATACAGCGGAGGATAAACTACTTAAACTCAATGTTGCAATGATCGACGATGTAGCCAAGCTCATACACGATTTTGTCAAAGAGTATAAGACTATTCCAGAAGCAGATAGACCTAAGGTCTTGTTCGTGCTAGACTCACTGGGTATGATGTTAACGCCAACGGACGTCAATCAATTTGAAGCTGGTGACTTGAAAGGGGATATGGGACGTAAGCCAAAAGCCCTAACTGCGTTGGTGCGTAACTGCGTAAACATGTTTGGCGATTTAAACATTGGCTTGGTGGCCACAAACCACACCTACGCAAGTCAAGATATGTTTGATCCGGACGATAAAATCTCCGGCGGACAAGGCTTTATCTACGCCAGCAGTATTGTTGTTGCTATGCGTAAACTCAAACTCAAAGAGGATGAGGACGGCAACAAGATTTCGGAAGTCAAAGGTATTCGTGCTGCCTGCAAGATCATGAAAACACGCTATGCCAAGCCGTTCGAAAGTGTACAGGTTAAGATTCCCTATGAAACTGGAATGAATCCATATTCTGGACTAGTGGACTTGTTTGAAGCTAGAGGACTGCTTAAAAAAGAAGGCAACAGTCTTGTCTACACAACCAGCGAGGGAGAAGTTATCAAGAAATTCCGCAAAGGTTGGGAACGCAACGATGATGGCTGTTTGGACACCTTAATGAAAGACTTTTCTGACAATCCACATGTTGCTAACATAAGTAGTCAAGTAGAAGTCGAAGAGGAAGTTTCCTAAATGAGCGTTGAGATTGACACCCTAATAGAGGCTTACACAGTACTCAAAGAATACATACCTGCCAAAGAGCGTCAAGGCGCAGCCGACACGCTGATGAGCATTATGATTGATATTCTTGGGGATGTGGATATTAAAGAACTAGCTGGCACAGACAACTACCTAAAACGTAGTTATCAAGAATATGCAGATCCAGAGTCAGACGGTGACGAGGATGAGGACGATTACAACTACGAAGACTAATCAATGTGGTATAATCGTGTAGTAACTGATATCAGTGAGCTACCCAACTTTATTAACTATTATTACGCTGAACTTGAGAGTGCCAAACGAGAAGTAAAGATCTTTGGCAAGCTTGAGTCTGCGTTAAGCCAATTGCCGGGTGTTACCGAGCACCGCTTTAATCAACTACAAGAGATTGAAGCGGTTCTCGAACATCTTAATATTCAACTGCGTAAAATAAGACGTAAGCATTTTCAAAACTATTTGGAAAAATATAGTCGTGCCCTAACCAGTCGAGATGCCGAAAAGTATGTAGATGGAGAGGACGAAGTAATTGATTACGAAACTTTGGTTAACGAAGTTGCCCTGTTGCGTAATCGCTGGTTAGGAATCATGAAAGGCCTAGAAGCCAAACAATGGCAGCTAGGCCACATTGTTCGACTTCGTACAGCCGGTATGGAGGATGTAACACTATGACAGACGTAAAAGTTTTTGGGCAGGATTTGCTAAGAGAATGGTACTTGTACAAGGGTGCCAGGCCCAAGGAGCATGTGTTAGATATTCAGCATGACAAGGACGACCTAGAACGTTGGGCCAAACAACTACAGACTAACCTCCTTTGGGAAGGCGATCTAAACACTATAGCAGAATGTTGCCATCAATTTGAGACTAGATTGGAACGATTCAAGGACAAAATAGTCATTGAGCTGTTAACTGGCGGCGCGGCTTAAACGCACGTTTAGCTATATAATCAAGTATAGCCACGTTTCTATCTACAGCTTCCTCAATGTAAGTGCCCGGATCGGCCGGATCCAAATGTATGTCTGCTAGTGTCTCGCCGTGTTCGCTAGTCATGTGTATTCCATACTTGTCGCACAAATGCTTGATTACTGAGTTGTGACTTAGACAAACCATCATACCTTCTAGTCTACGATGCGTCCTGCACCACTGGATGCAACGCTTCATCAACTTGCTACCCATGCCTTGCCCTTGGTACTCTTTAAGTACACTAAAGGCTAGTTCCATCTTTTCGCCCAAGGCGATATGTCCCACAGCAACCAGCTCTAGGTCTGCATTTTCAATGCCAAAAAGTATGTGACTTCCGTGATCCAGTTCAATTTGATCACAGAGTAAGTCAATACTTTCGTCATGAATAGGTATACCAAATCTTAGGTATCTGCTATCGGTGTCTAGCTGTTTTAAATGTTTGCGGTACTTGCTGTATTCGTGATCCAGCAGTCTACGTACGGTGTGCATTATTGAGCTATAACTAGATAGGTAATCATGGCAACTATCAATGCCGCGGCTATTTTTTCACCGGTGGCCATATTAATACCAACGATATTGATTCTTAAGAATCATTTTTTGGCGGTACTCACCCCAAGCAACCAATAGGTCCCAAACAGCTTTCATAATTTTTTTCATATGAAGCTCCTGTCACGCATGTTTTGGTCGTAATAACGAGTCCACATTTCAACTTCGGCAGTTGATTTTGGCTCTTTGCTGGCTACGAAAGTTTCAACGCTGTCTTGGTAAGTGCGTTCTTTAAACAGACTTTTGATCCATCCTAGAAGTACTAATGTCATAATATTTCCTTTATTAGTAGAAACCATATTAGTGTTTCTACTTAGATATTTATGTTGCACTGCCACATTTTATCTATAAACACAAGTACAATAAATAAATTATCATGACCAAACACATTACCGAAGCCGAACCTGATCTTAAGAAAACTGTGGTTAGCCTAATCAAGTCCACAGACAACGAAACATTGCTAAAAAGAGTGTTACACATACTTAAAGCAGGTAATATCGACGAGCGTGTTGTGGATTCATTTAAAGCTGATGCTGAAGGCAGCAAATTTGCGGAAAAAATAGCACAAATCGTTGTGTCTATGGACTTTCCCATTGAAGATAAGAATGCGTTTTTGGAGCGTTATTCTAAGGGTATAATCGACACTAGAAAACTACTAGACGGAAGACCTCATAACTTCCTAGAGCTAGTAGGCGGACAGCCCTTTGCAAAAGAGCTGTTTAAGATACTGGCAACTAACATGGTCAGCCAGGGAGTAGGCCCTGGAGAAGTAGCTCTTGCTGTACTAAGCCCCCAGATTAAATGGGTAGGACAATCAGGTGGCGGCGGCGACGTGATTGTCGGTAAGACTGCTGTTGAAGTTAAAACCAGCGTGGCCAAAGGCGGTCGTTGGATTAACCCACGTAAAGCTAAAATGGACCTAGCTGGAGTTATTGCTACCATTGAGGCAGCAACACAGATTGCCACGTGGCCGGCACGTATTAATCCTACTACTTGGGTTAATCAAGTTATTCCGGCAATAATGAGAGTTAATCCAAAGCAACTAAGAACGGTCTGCTCCAAGGTTGGTTCTAAGATATTCACCAACGTTAACACCACGGCCTACACAAACGCATTGGCCAGTGGAGATGTTGCCGCAATACAAGACGAGCATCTAAGAACAGGATTTGAAAACTACAAAGTTGTTTCTGGTTTTGATGGTATGTTGATCATGGATGTCGGCACAGAAACTGCCCAGTACTTTAAAGACTACGATTCGATGAAGGGCAAGGTCAAAGCCGAAACCATGTATATCTATGCGCCCGAAGGCGAGATTATGCCACAGGTAACGTTAATGCCAGTCAGCGGCATCAGCGCACAGAAACCAAAAGCAGTAAAAGCTCCTAGCGCACCGGCAGCTCCTGTGCCCGAACCAAAAGCACCTGGCACTAGCATGTCGGCCGATCGAGTAGGTCGCCCGGGCAAATTAAAGTTCCAAGAGCCCACAGCCGAACCCATAATGCGTGCCAAAAGAACTTGACACGCTGGCATAAAGACTATATAATACACGTATTGCGCTTGTAGCTCAGTTGGTTAGAGCAGTGGACTCATAATCCATTGGTCGCGGGTTCAAGTCCCTCCGAGCGCACCAAAATAAAGAAACATGCGACTGTGGTGAAATAGGTAGACACAAGAGACTTAAAATCTCTCGCTGAACAGGCGTGCCGGTTCGATTCCGGCCAGTCGCACCAACTATATGGATCATAACGAAGCAAATCGTCGAGCACATGAGTTAATGGAACCTATCAATCAGGCATTGATGATGTGTGATGACCGAAATGATTTGTTGATCCTGTGTTTTGCTATGATGAATCGTAGCAAGGAAGTCCTAGACAAAGAACTAGGACAACTCAGAAGAAAAAATTTATTCAGCGAATTCTCTGAGTAAATACAAAAACGCTGCCTTAGCTCATTCGGTAGAGCAACTGCCTTGTAAGCAGTAGGTGCCCAGTTCGAATCCGGGAGGCAGCACCACTTTTATTATGGACTTTGATAGAGACGCTTTTGCACATGGCCCCGTTGAAAGTAAAATCTGGCTCTGTCATACATTCCGCAATTTAAATTCCCCCTACTTTGAAAACGTCTTTGTGTTAGGCTCGTGGTCTGGCACAATGCCTTTTCTTTTGTATGCCACACAGGCGGCAGAGTTTGGTCGCATACATTTAATTGACCTTGATGCTGAGTATAACAATCAGGCTCGTGTTATCTGCAATGCTCTGGACTGCGAAGGTCTATTAGACATAGCAGAACAAGATGCTAACACACTGGACTATCCTGAAGGCAGCGTCCTAGTCATTAACACCAGTACAGACAACATCTCAGGTACCGAATGGTTTAAACGTATACCTGCCGGCGCTTGGGTAGCCCTACAAGGGCGCACTGGTGGACATAGGGACTGCGTTCAACCTTACTATTCAGACATCGGCTTTAACCTAGCGCACCCCATGCATGAAACCAAGTATCTAGGTGAAAAGAAGTTTGTTTATCCAGATCATGAGTACACAAGATTTATGAAGATTGGTATTAAGTAATGGATTTTGTACATAACAACTATATCAAGCCCACAGGCTCTGGTGCCACGTTCAGTATAGATATTGGCCCTAATACTTCTACAGACTCAGTTAACTACTTTGAAGCCAGTCAAGAGGCTGCGGAAATGATCGCCAGCAATAGACAGGGCACACTACATTTAATGTACAGCGGTGGAGTAGACAGCGAATACACTCTTACTCTGTTTAGATACCTGGGTATACCTATTACTCCTGTCATTGTTAAACTACTACCCGACTACAACGCACACGATCTAGCCTATGCGATCAAG